GCACTCGCGGTGCAGTTGATTCGTGGAACGGACAAGCCTGACTTGATCGTTGCCGACAACAACTACTATCGCCTGTACCTCCAGAGCCTCCAGAGCATCCAGCGTATTACGGACTCCGGTTCGGGTATGGCTGGCGCGGGCTTTGCTGCCCTCAAGTATTACGGCGCGGGCATGGCCTCCGACGTTGTGCTGGACGGTGGTATCGGTTCGTCCACCTACAATAGCGGTGCTGGCAACAGCAACCATATGTGGTTCCTGAACACCAAATATCTGCACTTCCGTCCTCATAAGGATCGGAACTTTGTGCCGATTGGCGGTGAGCGTCAGGCCGTCAACCAAGACGCGATTGTGAAATTGATTGGCTGGGCCGGCAATTTGACCTGCTCGGGCAGTCAGTTCCAAGGAGTTTTGATAGCGTGATTGCATAAGTTTGTTCGGCTAGGCATACTCTCTCCATGTAAATGGAGGTGTGTATGCCCGGTGGTAGACCAAGGTCAGATGAAAAACAGAGGTTTTTAGCGAAAGTAAAAGTGATGGAATCTGGATGCCACGAATGGCAAGCAGGTTTAGCGCGAGGCGGTTATGGAAAGTTCACTCGTTGGCCTAAAACCACAACCGCGCATCGGGCAGCCTACGATCTGTTTGTAGAACCAGTTCCAAAAGGCAAATGGGTATTGCATCGGTGTGATAACCGGCTGTGCGTAAATCCCGAGCATCTTTTTATTGGAGATGGTCAGGCAAACGTAACAGACATGGATCAAAAAAACCGACGCGGAACCAAAAGCCAACTCACTTACGAGAATGTGGCGACGATCCTTGAAATGCTTTTAGAGGGTCATTCGCAACAATCAGTCGCTAAAAAATTTAATGTTAATCAAACGACCATTAGCCGCATCAAACTTGGCAAATCAAGGCTATTCAAAAATTAGGAGTAATTTTTATGCCAGTTATTGTTAATGGGTTCGCGTACCCCGCCCTTGGAGACACCCAGCCGTCGGCTGCTGTCAACGTGGGTACGGTTGTCACTTTGGATGATGGCGGTATGGCTGTCTATGTACAGGCTGCCTCCAACATCTCGCAGTACAACGCTGTTGCTATCCCCAACACCAACATTGCCGAGAACGCTACGACTGCCCGTGTTGCCAATACCAAGCGTATTGGTTTCGCACAGGTGTCCATCGCCTCGGGTTCGTATGGTTGGGTGCATCTCGGCGGTAAGGTTCGCGTGAATGTGTCGGCTTCCTGCCTCCCGGCGGTTGCCCTCTACACCACGACGACCGAAGGCCGTCTGGATGACGCTACGGTGTCGGGCGCTCTGGTTGCGGGTGTGGTCACCGAGTTGACCGCCTCTGCCACCTCTGCCATGACGGCTGTTGCGGCGTACAGCATGGTTATCCCGGTTCCGTCTAACGCGACCCCGTAATCGTGCAAAAACTGGAACTCACGGTACAGGCTGCGGGCGATCCTGCCGAATTGGCAGAGAACGTGCGTTCAGCCCTGTCCCGTGGGCTTCCAGAGTTGGCCCCCGCTCCCTGCGTACACGATGGAACATTCGTATGCGTAGCGAGTGGGTGGTCAATGCCTTCTTTTATTGACGAGATTAAAGAGCATCGCAAGGCGGGCCGCCCGATTGTGTCGGTCAAGGCCGCGCATGACTTTCTGTGTGAGAACGGCGTGGAGCCTGATCTGTGGATTAACCTTGATCCTCGGGATCGTACAAAGGGCATTCAGCGGGCCAACGACCGCACCAACTACCTTGTCGCCTCTCGCTGTCCTCCTGTCACGTTTGAGCATCTGAAGGGTAAAAAAATCACCCTTTGGCACTCATGGACAGAGGGCGAGGAGATGAAAGCGATGGGTGCGGGCAAGTTAGCGATTGGCGGCGGCACGACCTCTGGAATGAGAGCCATCAACATCGGCTACGTCCTCGGGTTCCGCAAGTTTGTGTTGTACGGATACGACAGTTGTAACCGTGCCGATGGCATTAAGCGGTTTACGGGCGAAAAGACAGGCCCGACGCTGGATGTGTATGTGGGCGACGGCCCAGAAAAGCGTAAGTTTATTTGCAACGCTGCGATGGCGCAGCAAGCCAACGAATTTCAGATGATCTATACCGTGATGCCTGACATTGCGGTAGAGGCAAAGGGGCCGGGTTTAATCGCGGCAATCATTGAAGAACGACGCAAGATGAGTCTTGCAGCATAGGAGTATAGACATGGCATTTCCTTCAAGAGTTCAGGGTGCGGGTCAGTCGGGCGGTGCAGCCCAAGCGATCTGCGGGCAGGTTGATAACGCAGTCACGGCGGCTGGCACGACGGCTGCCGACGCTACGCAGGTCAACAACACTTGGGTGCGCGTCTCCACGGCGGCCTCGGGTACGGGCGTAAGACTCCCGGCGGTTGAGACGGGCGCGATGATGGTGGTGCGTAATGACGGCGCGAACACGCTAACGGTGTATCCAGCCACAGGCACCACGATTAACGGTTCGGCTTCTGACAGCATTGCCGCTGGCAAAGCCCACTTGTTTTTCGGCACCAGCGCAACCACTTGGGTCACGCTAGACGGAGCCTGATTCGTGGCGATTCCGTCGCGGGTTCTAGGCGCAGGGGTAGATAGTCTAAAAACCGTTTCCATTTGTGGAGACGGTGTTAGCACCCTATCGGCTGCGGGAACCTCGGCGGGCAATGCGACAACGATTACCTACGTCTATACCAATGTCAGCACCGTCACGGCAGGGTCGGGGGTTAGACTCCCCCCTGCCGAGATGGGTGCGACGGTAATTGTCAAAAACAGCGGCGCAAATGCTCTAACCGTGTACCCCAACTCGGGCAACACGATCAACAATGCCGGTTTTGGCACAATCAACACCGATTGTTCCGCTTTGTTTTTTGCCGTAAGCAATACGCTGTGGGAAGAACTACAGGGCTTTGGTCGCTCTGTTCCGATCCTGCATTACGGGTCGTTTTCGGATACCACCATACAGACGGCGGCATCCATCAACACGGCCTACGGCATGGTTTTTAACACCACCGACAGCAGCAACGGTATTTCTGTGGGTTCGCCAACGTCTCGGTTAGTCGTAGACAACCAAGGCGTGTACAACGTGCAGTTTTCGGCACAGTTGGATAAAACCTCGGGTGGTGCGGGTAACATTTACATTTGGCTGCGTAAAAACGGCAGCAACGTGGCGAACACCGCGACCACGATTGCTATTCAAGGGACGGCGGCGCGAACGGTTGCCGCTTGGAACTTCATCATCCAGTTAGAACCTACCAATTACGTTGAATTGATGTGGGCAACGGATGATACGAGCGTTAGAATTTTGTCAGCCACCGCCACAAGCGTGTGGCCCGCAATTCCGTCAGTTATTTGCACGATCACACAGGTCAACAACCTGTAATTTCCCCACAGGAGAACGACGATGCCCCTAGATAGCGATGTAGCCAACGGCGACTCACAGTTGCAAGTTGAGTTTTTTGTGTCCGACGTTGAGAACTGGAAAGGCCATCCGTTTGTACGGATTATGATTCCGGGCGACAAGAACACGATCATTGAGCAGCCGGTACGCGAGGATCACAAGCGTAGATTCCCGCGCCAATGGCTGTATTTTCAGGCCAAACAGTCTGAACAGGACGCAACGCCAATCGGCACCTCGCTGAACGAATGGGCAAAGGACGAGCCTGAAACCCTCAACCGGGGTTGGATTGAAGAATTACAGATATTGAAGTTTCAGACGGTGGAACAGGTGGCCTCGGCCTCTGACGCGCAGTTACAACGTATCGGCATGGGCGGTACGGGACTGCGTGAGCGTGCCAAGGCATACCTCACCAAAAAGAACCGCAGCGAGACTGCGGAAGAACTGGATAACACCAAAAAGCAGTTGGCTGAACTACAGGCGCAGATGGCAGCGTTGCTTGCTGACAAGCCCCGTAAAGGCCGACCGCCAAAAGTTAAAGAGGCGTAGATATGGCAACGATGCTGCAACTCGTCCAGCAAGTGACGGGTGAATTGGGCCTTCCCGTACCGGCAACGGTCGCGGGCAACCCCAACCAAGACGTTTCCCAAATTCTTGCGTTGATGAACGCTTGTGGGTACGAGTTGCTGCGTCGGGCCGATTGGCGCGAACTGACCAAACAGCATACGTTTTACACGGAGGCTATTTCGGTCAACGGATCGTGGTCATCAGCCTCGCAAACGCTGACGGTAGATAGCAGCGCAGGGATCAATGACACCTATCAGGTGTCGGGCCAAGGTATCCCGAACGCAACGTATGTGACCTCTGTGCCGAACGCGGTGTCGGTGGTCATCAACTATCTGCCGACCTCCACCGAGGTCAACCAGCCGCTTGCCTTCCAAAAGGTCAAGTACGCCCTGCCCGCTGACTATTACAGCACGGTCAACCGCACGCATTGGGATAAGAGCAAGCGTTGGGAAATGCTCGGCCCCGAGTCGCCGCAGCAATGGGAGTGGCTCCTCTCGGGCTATATCAGCACCGGCCCGCGTATCCGCTGGCGGTTGCTAGGTAAATACTTCCAGATTTGGCCCGGCGTGGACTCGGGCGAGTTGCTCGGCTTTGAGTACCGCAGCGCAGCGTGGGCAATTTCGTCTGCGGGTGCGTCAAAGAACTCGTTTACGGCTGACGACGATACGGCGATTTACCCAGACCGCGTAATGGTTCTGGGTACGAAACTCAAGTATTTTGAGGCCAAGGGCTTTGACACGACCGCCATCTTCCGCGACTACATTGCCGAACTTGAAACGGCAGTTGGGCAGGATACGGCGGGGGCTAACCTCTCGTTTGCCCCGCGTCCGGGTACGGTGTTGATCGGCTACGACAACATCCCCGACTCTGGCTACGGATACGACAACTAATGGTCGTTGCACGCCGCAGACTCGTTCAGCAGTCAAGGGCGAATGTCGCGTCCTTGCCCTCGCCCGTGGGTGGCTGGAACGCACGCGACTCGCTTGCCAACATGGCACCGACCGATGCCGTGCAGTTGGAGAATTACTTTCCCGGTGTGTCTAACGTCAATTTGCGTGGCGGTTATACGAAGCACGCAACGGGCCTCCCCGATGACGTAGAGACGCTGATGACGTACTCGGGCGGCACAACGGACAAGTTGTTTGCCGTGTCCGATGGCAATATCTACGACGTCACCTCTGCGGGAGCGGTTGGTGCTGCGGTTGTTAGCGGCTTAACCAACGCCCGATGGGAATACACCAACGTCACCACCTCGGGCGGCAATTATCTGTACGCCGCGAACGGTGTTGATAAACCGTTGCTTTACAACGGGTCAACATGGACACCGATTGACGGCGCGTCTAGCCCCGCGATTACGGGCGTTACGACTACAACGCTTACCCATCCGACGTTATTTAAGAATCGGTTGTGGTTTATCCAGAAAAACACGCTCAAAGCGTGGTATTTGCCGACCGCGAGTGTGGGTGGCGCGGCGGTACAGTTTGACCTTTCTGCCGTTGCACGCCTCGGTGGTGTCCTCGTCAGCATGGCCTCATGGACGATTGACGCGGGCTACGGCGTTGATGACAACCTCGTATTTGTCACCGATAAGGGTGAGGTCATCGTTTATCGCGGAACCGATCCTGCCTCGGCCTCTACATGGGCCGTAATCGGTAACTGGATCGTCGGTGCGCCGATCAGCGAACGCTGCCTGATGAAGTACGGCGGTGACCTCTTGGTGCTGACGCTGGACGGGTTGATCCCGATGGCCTCGGCACTACAGTCCTCCCGCCTTGACCCCAACATCGCGCTATCAGACAAGATTCAAGGTGCGTTTGCGGCGGCAGCAGCGGCGTATCAGAACAATTTTGGTTGGTGTTTGCTTTACAACGCCAAAAACAACGCGCTGATCGTCAACGTCCCCGTGCGCGATGGCGGGCAAGAGCAGTTTGTGATGAACAACATCACAAAGGCGTGGTGCAAGTTTACGGGCTGGCACGCTTACCACTTTGCGATCCTTAACGACGAACTTTACTGGGGTGGCGCAGGGTTTGTCGCAAAGGGGTGGACAACAGGTTCTACCGGCTACACCGACGATACGAGCAACATCCAAGGCCGGGTGCTGCAAGCGTTTAACTACTTTGAGACGCGAGGCGTAAAGAAAATCTTTACCCGTGCGCGCCCGTCTATTTTCAGCAACGGCACGCCGTCCATCACGGTCGGCATGAACGTGGACTTCAATATCGCTGACAACGTGGCCCCGCTGTCGTTCACGCCCCCGGTTGTGGGGTTGTGGGACAGCGGCCTATGGGACTCGGCGATCTGGGGGTCTGACCTTGAGATTCAGAACAACTGGCAGGGTGTGACAGGGGTTGGTTACTGCGGTGCGATTCAGTTGCAGAGCAGTTCCAACAAACTGAACATCCAATGGGCATCCACAGACGTAGTGTTTCAACTCGGATGGGCTGGCATATAACAAGCGGCCCCGATGTGGGCGAATGGGTGTGTGGGCAGACGGGCGGCGGCTATCACGCCGAACGCTCCAACGCCCTTGGCCTCAAAAAAGGCGACGAGTGCGTGGCGGGCGTGGTGTACGAGAACTGGAACGGGCGTTCCATTGTGTGCCATATCGCCATCCAAGGCCGCATTACGCCGACATGGATTGCCGCGATCTTTGATTATCCGTTCAACGTCTGCGGGGTTGACAAGATCATCGCCCCCGT